GTTCATCGTCCGTCATAGAACTCCACCTCACAATCTCGAACACCGGAGTGAAGATGCGGCCATACGATTTGTGCTGGTAATGCTCTTTCTTGAGCATAACCACAGGGACGGGCTTGGTCTGGTCCTTATCGACCTGTTCCGCCAGTTTAGCGGCAAGCTCCTGTACGCCACGCTTTCCACCCACACTGGTGCTGGAGAAACGAACCTCCAGTCCGGAGTCTTCACCGGAGATGCACTTAAGGCTCATACCGATCTGGTCTTCCCAGCCGCGCGTAGCGCCCGGAGGTGACCCTTCGATAAGCGGCTTGGGGTTGCTGATAGAGGTCATCTTCTCACTCAGCACAACGCCGTCACCCCACGCGATGTAACCGTGGACGAACGAAAACGGATTGACAGCCCACAGGCTGTCCTCTTCGATCTCGGTTTGATCGGCTCCGAAAACCCAGTGTCCGGTTTTGTCCATCTTCAGGATAGCAAAACCACCACCACCCGACGCGGGCTTCAAGCCCCGCAGCGCAGAGGTGAGAGAGTTGACCTGTGGCAAACCCGCCGCCGAGAAAGTGCTTACTTCATTGCTCATTTTAGACTGCTCCTAGTTTAGCTAGGGCGGCAGAGAGTTGCGCGCCCAGTAGTACAGCCTCGGGCCGAGGATCATCCTCGGCGGCGAGGGTATTGCCCGACGACACAGCTATTGCTAGGCCATCGGGTAATTTCTTCTTGAGTAGTTTCTCTGCTTGCGCGGGTGAGATAAGCTCGCTCTTGCGCGGTTCGATGCCAAGCTCAACCAACTCGGCGGCAGCGACATCTTCGTTAATCCATTTCCGGTTTGGTTTCTTCGCGACCAACTTCCAACCCGGAACCTTGCAAGCGCCTTCCAGCATTCGCACGGCAAGAGACCGTAGGTCTTCAATCCAACCCTGTAGAATTTCAGCGGTCTCCAGCGCAGCGCCAAGGGCCTGCGTGTCCAGCCCTGAGAGCTGGGTCTTAACCGCGCGTTCGACTGCGCCGGTCATCTGCGGGCAGACGGGTTTTGCAGCGCACCACCGGCAATGGGTTCCAATAGAGAGTACGGCATCGGGCTGCGCGGACGCAGCCACGGCTGTCTTGAGCCTGCGTTCGAACGAACGAACAACCTTGGGGGTGGTTACCCAGCGGCGGATAAACGGCGGTTGAATGATAACGCACTCAATGTGATTGGTGTTTTCGAAAGCCCACTCTGTCTCCGGCGTCCGCATCGCAGCAGCGGCGTAGAACAGAAGCTGTTCGTTGTTTTCCACCTCGACGATAACGCCGTCGCCGAACTTCCAATCCAGAACCACGGCGGTATCGCCGCGTCGGCCCAACAGGTCAACGGTTCCAAAAGCGCCCGGAATGTAAGAGCCAAACGTAACGGGGGCCTCTGTGATGTACTCCATCACCTTGTCGGGATCGACCTGATCCAGCAACGCCAACGCGGGTTCGATCTTGTTGGTCAGCATATCTGGCGTGAACGTCTCGGCTGCGTAGGTCACACCTGAGAAATCAGTCTCGCCTTCCAGAGCGCGGACGATCACATCGTGAAGGAGGGTGCCTTTGTCGGCGAAAGTGCTGCTGGGTCTTGGCGGCATCGTGGCACAAAGCGCCACCGAACCGGGGCAGGCCAGAACGCGTTTTGCCGTACTACCGCCGACAACTGTTGAATGACCCACGAGCACTCCTGTTCAGTTTAGTGTATGTCGGGCAGGAATACCGCCCAAAAAACAACTTGTCAATAAGTTTTTGACGGTTTAAGGTCGCGGCCATGAACATATTCGCGCTCGACCTTGACCCCATCATGGCTGCTAGGCTGCACCTTGACAAGCACGTCGTTAAGATGCCGCTGGAATCAGCACAGATGCTGTCAACGCTCAATGCACCTAACGCACCCTACAAACCAACCCACAGAAACCACCCCTGCACCCTGTGGGCAGGCGCAACAAGCGGCAACTACGACTGGTTGGTCAGACTAGGGTTGGCTCTATGCGACGAGTACACCCATAGATACGGCAAAGAACATAAGTGTCGGGCTGTAATTGAGATGCTGCGTTTGCCCCCGCCGTCTGTGCCGGAAGGTCCATTAACGTCTTTTGCACAAGCAATGCCTGATGACTGCAAGCAGGACGACGGCGTGCTGGCATATAAGGGATACTACCGCACCCACAAGGCACACATAGGAACGTGGAAGAAACGCGAGCGCCCGGAGTTTATGGATGCGTGAGGCGGAGATAGAGAAGCATTTCGTGTGGTCCGTGGAGCGCTGGGGCGGCAAGACATGGAAATTCACATCCCCCGGCAGGCGGGGTGTGGCCGACCGCATCGCCTGTATGCCCAACGGCAGCACATGGTTTGTCGAATTAAAGACGCTGGGCGGTAAGTTCTCGGCGCTTCAGCTAGCGTTTGCGGCGGACATGGTCCGCCTGAACCAGCGCTACGCTTGTCTCAGTACGAAAGAAGAAGTCGATCATTTCATACTTAGCCTTGGCCTTATACACTATGACTCTTAGACCCTACCAAGATGCCGCCGTTGATTTCCTGTACTCGCGGGACAGGGCGATGATCTTGGCCCCCGTAGGGGCTGGCAAGACGGCCATTGCTCTGACCGCTATGCGCGACGCGTTGCGGGATGGAGTAGCCCAGAGGTTCCTTGTCGTCGCTCCAAAGCGGGTGGCGGAGTCGGTGTGGCCCAAGGAAGCCGCGCTGTGGACGCCGGACATGCACCTCGCCGTAGCCGTCGGCACACCCAAACAGCGGCAGGCTGCGTTTGCTTCGGACGCTAAAGTTGTGGTGACGAACTACGATACGCTTCAAACATTACCGAAATTTAACTTTGATGGTGTTGTCTTTGACGAGTTGACGCGGCTCAAGAACCCATCCGGCGCGCGGTATAAGGCTTTGTTTAAGCAACTGACCAGCCCTGTACGGTGGGGTTTAACGGGTTCTTTCACCAGCAACGGGCTGGAAGACGTGTTCGGCCAATGCAAGGTCATAGACCAGACGCTGCTGGGCCGAAGCAAAGGCGCGTTTCAGCAACAGTATTTCACGCTCATCAACCCCGAGTTCGGTGAGTGGGAGCCCCGCAAGGGTAGCCTTGAACACGTCATGGAGCGCATTAAGAAAGCCACCTTTCTGCTGGAACCGGGCGAGTACCGCGACAAACTGCCTCCGGTGCACACCGTAAGGTTAGAATGCGAGATGCCGATGGAGGACTACAAAGAGATGAAGAAGGAGTTTGTCCTTCAGTTTCCAGACGTTGCGGCGATAGCCGCCAACGCGGGGGTTGTGACGGGCAAGCTACAACAGATGGCTAGCGGGTTTGTGTACATAACCAACACGACGCCGTCGGATGTTCCCGGTAAGTACATCACAACGCAGACCCCGCGCTGGCTCAACCACTGTAAGTTCGATCTGCTAGACGATCTTCTGACCGAGAACCAGCACGCCAACACGATCATCGCGTATCAGTACCGCGAGGAATTGGCTGAGTTGCAGCGGCGGTACCCACGGGCGGCGACGCTAGACGCGCCAAACGTAATCGACCTTTGGAACGCCGGTAAGATTGAACTGCTGCTTGTTCATCCAAAGTCAGCAGGCCACGGATTGAATCTACAGTTCGGCGGGTGCCGCATCGTGTTCTTGTCGTTGCCGTGGTCCCTAGAACTATACGAACAGACCCTTGGCAGACTGCACCGTTCCGGTCAGCGGCACGACGTTTGGTGCTATGTGCTAACCACAGCCAACACCGTAGACGAACAGATCTGGTCAGCGTTACAGGGTAAACGGTCCATGTCCGATACAGCTATGGAGGCGTTGCGATGACGCGAATTGAAAAACAAAAGGTTAAGTTGAAGGCCTCGAAGGCTGAGTTGGTAATACGCAAGCGCATGTTCCAGTCGGCCAAGAGGGGCTTAACCCGCGCGTTGGCACACATAAAAGACTTGGAGGCTAAAATTGAATTGGCGAGAACTTAACCGAACTTTGAGCGTGTACAGCGAGCAAGAGGTTCTGGAGATGCTCAAAGAAGAACGCAACGGTAAACAGCGCGTGACCTTTCTGGCGCGGCTGCATCAACGGTACAACGCCCTACGCGCAGGGCGGGAACGTATGGAACTTCTAAAAGGCGCGAGGCGTTTGTAAAAACAGGAGTTCGAAATGCGACGCGGGCCTGACTACGGCTGTTGTTTTTTGCTTTTTCTTGCCTTTGGTTTTTGGATGTTTATCGGCGTACTCGTAGCGTACATCTGGGGGGCGCAATGAAATTTGAATGGACTGAAAAGATGGAGACGGCGGTTATAAGTATGCGCTGCAACGGCCAGTCAGCGGTCTATATCGCCGACAAGTTGGGTGGCGGCGTGACGCGCAACGCGGTGCTGGGGAAAATTTACCGGTTACGCAAGGCTGGTCACTTGATTCCGGTCCACCGCCCCGAACCCCCGCCCCGCGTCCGCAGTACACCCCCCGCACCGCCCCGCGTTCAACGCGCGCGGCCCGCGCCGTTGCCGCTCGCAACCTCCGCCATCACTATGATGGACCTAAAAGCGAACCATTGCCGGTGGCCTTTGAACGATGCAGCAGACGAAGAGTATCTCTTTTGCGGCGACGACAGAGCGCCCGGTAAACCGTATTGCGTCGAACACTGTGCCGCCGCGTATGCCAAGCCTAAAGGGGCTAGATGATGGTTGATCTAAAATACTTTGTACGCCCGCCCACCGAAGTTGAGTTAGGCCTACAATACGCTGCGGCGTGCAAGGCGCGCGCGGCCGAAAGGTCTCGGGCGCGCGTAGACGAGAGCGTCAAACGCGCCCTAGAGGCGTCTAACCCAGACACGGTTGCGGGCCACACTCTACAGGCGTCATTGGCTCGCGACCGCATCATCGGAAACAACAAGGCATCGGCGGACTTGATTTACTACAGCAGCACACGCGGGATGAGCCGCGTGAGCATGGAACGGATCTGGGGTTATAAGTTGGTTAATGCCGTATTGAGCGGAGAAGTAAAATGAAATATTTCGATAACGACGCGCGGCTCATGCTGCTTGGGCTGCGGGAGAACAACGAGGCAACCTACGCCGATATCATCTGGGCGCTTCGGTACCCTGAACCATCACCCAAAAGCAGTAACGGCTGGCCGGTCCGGCATATGGATGAGACACCCGTTAAAGCTATTCGGGTGGTGAAATGACCAAGGGCACCAACATGCTGCTGGACGCGGCGCGCACCATCGCCGAGAGGGGACGGGTCTACGGCGACAGCGCGGTTAATATGGCGACGACGGCGCGGCTCTGGTCGGTTGTTCTGGGGTTTGACGTGACGCCCGTGCAATGCGCGTTGTGCCTTGTGCAGTTAAAAATCGCTCGCCTCTTGGTAACGCCCGACCACTCGGATTCAGCAGTCGATATAGCTGGATACGCGGCCGTTTTGCACGAATGCCAGAAGGAGGATTGATGGACATGGTTGAACGGGGCGCGCGGGCTCGTGATGACATTGTAGCCAACCACCCCGACGAGGAGTTGGTGTTTTTCGATGGACTTGACGACGCCATCGTTGGCGTGGCGGAAGCCTATGGATCGAAATTACGCGTTTGTTACGACTACGATCTTTGTCTAGCTGTCTTTACCAAAGATATGGGTTACGAGGACGCTATCGAATGGATGGGACATAACGTGCTTTGCGCTTATGTCGGCGAGCGCACTCCGATTTTTCTTTACGCAGCCGCGCCCGTCGAGGTTGTCCCCCCGCAACCTGATCAGGAATAAGGAGCGCCCGTGTCGTATCTCATAACCAACCTACCCGCGCAGCACGTTTGGGTCCGCAAAGAATATTTGCGCGACTTGGTGGACGGACATGGTGAGTTCGTGAAGGGCATCTGGGTCTGCGCCAAGAGCATCCCCGGACGGGCTTTGTATTTCGAGACGTACCTGCCGCATTACGGGGCTATGTTTGACAAGCTGCCGATATCAGCCTTCGTGACGGAACCGAAATGGCCTGACCGGGATTTGCCGCTGACCGACCTACAGTTTTGGAACGCGATGGACTACGGGGTTGTGTCAGTGATCAAACAGTTCACCGCATCGATGGTGTATGAAGTTAGGATAAAATCAGGCGGCACACTGCGCGGCACATACGTCTGCACGCTCGACAACTATCATCCGCAGCCAGACACCATCGACTACTCAACGAGCGAGACGCCCAGCGAACACAAAAGCATGAACATCATCGAAATGGAGAACGGCCAGTACTGCGCCTACCCGAATAACAGGCTGCGGATCATAGATACATCGCTGTCACCCAAGACCTTGCTGGTGCCAGACTTCAAATGCTCGACCCAGTATTTCGCCGTGGAAAATGAAATCGAGGCAAAGACTTATGGCGACACTGATGCGTACCATTACTAGCGGTTCTCCGGCTATTGCCTACTACCCGGTTACTTCGCCGGAGTTGGTGCGGGCGTAGCCGGGATCGGCGTGATGGCCGACTGCAACATGTCCAGCATCTTCATCAAGCCTTCTGGCGGGCCGTCGTCGCGGGCCAGAACGCGGACATCGTACTTGGCGGAGTTGTCGGAAGCCCTTGTGTTGGCGCTATGCGAGGCGACACTACCGTGCAGACTGACCTTGACGGAGAACACGCCGTAATTGAGCTTGGTCTCGCCGTCCATAGTGGCGGATGAATCCGAAGACGTCGAGCTGCTGTCAGACGACGACACGGACATCGTGAAGTTGACCTCGGCTTCCTTGATCGACAGGTTAGGAGTGTTGACAATCGCCAACAGCGGAACCTTCAAGTCTACCGTTTCCACAGTCACCTTACCGGTTGTGGGGTCCGGCGCGCTTGCGCGGTCAAAACTGAAGTCAACCGTCAAGGCTTCCAGTCCGTCGTCACCTTTCTTCATTCCGACGTTCTGAATGAAGTTCGCGGTGGCCGCAGCAAGCAGCGTCTGCGCGTCGCAGGCCGCTTGGAACGGCCCGCTGATAAGGTCCGCCATAGGCAAACCGGAGAACTGCCCGCTCATGTTAATCAGATTATCGGCCATCGGGTAAACTCCTTGGGTTAACGTGGAAAGGATTTAAGGATCTTATCGTTCAGCAACATGACACCTTCATGCGCGTCGCCGCCCTTGAAAGAGATGGAGACTTTTGCGGTAGGGTTCCTTGACAGAAAGCCCTTCGGCATTGCCGCCATAAGCGCGTCGTCGCCCTTATCGAGCCCGCGCAACTCGACATCAAACTCAACCTTCAGCGTGTCTATAGACAGGGCGTGGTGTCTGACCAAAGCAAACAACGGAAGGTCGTAGGGCTGTTGCGTAACCTGACCTTGGTCTACATGAGGCAGCGTCATGCGAACGGTCTTGGGCTCGTAGGTGCCGTCGGCACCTTGAGTGAAGTAACGGTCGCAGAGAGACTGCCAAGAGGCTTTCTCGACCGACGCCCCGGCGTCAACGACGGCTTGATGAACCGCTTCAAACACAGCTTTCAGCGAGAACGAGGACATTATTCGGCCACCAGATCACGCAAGAATTTCTGTTGAGCTGTCGGGGTGTTATAGGGGGCCGCTAACTCATTCAAGTATTTCATCTCTTCTAGTATCCGGGCGTCAATACTTACGTCATTGCTTTCGGGTTCTTTCTTTTTTGCTCTTAGGTCGGATATATCCCGTTTTAT